ATATCCTTTTCTCCATCGTTTCTATGGCAACTGCTTATGCGCTTTGCTGAGTACCGCATGGAGCTCCTTGTTAAGGAAGTGATGGTATTCCCGAATGGTCATGCCTATTATGTCTGCCCCAGATGTGGCATAACGCTGGAACGCGAGTTCGTGGCCTACTGTGACCGCTGCGGCCAGCACTTAGGTTGGAGAGGTTACAAGAAAGCCAAAGTCGTTTATCCTGACAGCCGTAAAAAAGTACATACCTGAAACAGCACACAAGGGTGGAGGCAAAACTCCACCCTTGTGCTTTTCTGAATTTCTATTTGACGCTTACCCTTTTTGGAGCAGACAACGAAAACTGGCACGATTGAGGTATGTATCGACCATAACCACATTACTATCCCGATCAGCCGTTATGAAGAGCTGATAAGGGCTGAAACCGAGCGGGATGTAATTCTTCGCGCATATCAAGCCTTTACCGGATCCCGTTTAAGCGATGCCATCGAAGCGGTCCTGGGGCCGCGGCCAACAGAGGTTGTCCCGAATGCTTAATAAAGCCATTTTAATGGGACGCCTGACCCGCGATCCCGAATTGCGCCATACCCAGAGCAACATGGCTGTCTGCTCATTCACTCTTGCGATTGACCGAGATCGTAAGAGCCCGAGCGGCGAACGTCAGACCGACTTCATTGACTGTGTTGCATGGGGGAAGCAGGCTGAATTTGTGGCACAGTGGTTCACGAAAGGCATGATGACCATTGTAATCGGTCGAATCCAGTCCCGTCAGTGGCAGGATCAGCATGGTAATAACCGCACGGCGATTGAGGTCCATTGCAGCGAAATATCCTTTGGCGAGACCAAGAAAGCGCGTGAAGCAAATTCCGGGCATGTTGGCGAACAAGGTTCATACAGACCACAGGCGGCTTCGCAACCCCAGCCGACGGCACCGGCGTTTGATCTCCCGCCAGATAATACAGGGTATGGGGATGTGCTGCCGTGTGACGACAACGATATTCCATTTTAGGATTGATGTGTAATGAATTATATTGCCGAGATAAAAGCGTTTTACGATTGGCTGCCGTTCAATTCCATACCGGCCGACGCTCAGGCACTATGGCACGCATTGATGTATTTGAATAATAAATGTGCTATCTGTGTAGATGGCGAATGGCAATGGCGTACAGAATTTTCGGTGTCAATCCAAACTCTTTTATCCTACCTCGGATTCTCTCGGACGCAATTAGACCGTATGAGAAACGTCTTAATTCAATCGGGACGAATTCGATATCGCAAAGGCAAGGGAAGTCAGAGTGGGGTCTATCAGATGATCCCGCTTGCGACACATTATGTTACACAACCTGTTACACAAACCGTTGATGCACATATCGTTACACAAAATGTAACGCAACCCGTTACACAACCTGTTACACAAAATGTAACACAACCAGTGCATATAAATAATAATAATATAAATAACACTGGTAATATATCTTCTTCTGGTGGTGATGGTGCGTGCGCGATGGCAGAAAACGCTGTCTCCGAGTATCTGCAAAACCGGGAGCTGGACGCCTGCGCCTATTTTGGCGTTACGGACGAAACGATGCAGACGGTTTCGGCATTTACCGATGTGATTTTCAGACGCTTTGCAAGCCGGCAGGCCACGGATACCGACCGGATGAACGTGTTTCATGCGCTGCGATACAGCGAGCAGGACAAGCAGTCAGGGGAATGGCGTATTAGCTTCCCACGGGACAAGCTTGATTTGCTCATGTATGCATTCGAGCAGGCAGTTTTGGCTGGGAAACCGGCTGACTGGAAGTACATAAACGCTGTACTGAACCGACTGTCCCAACGCAGCATCAAGACGCTGGAGCAGGCAGAGGATTACGACATCAGGCGCGACATTGCGCGGAACGAGGGATAAATATGAAACAAGTGAAATTAGCCCGCATCACCTGCGGGTTAGGATTTCTGCTGATGCTTGGAACGGCAGCAGCTTCGGACGCGGGCAATTTGTCAATTTGCGCAGCAGCGGGGCTTCTGCTGACAGGTCTCGGGATGATGCTTGTAGGAGGCTTCCTGGGAGGGCTTTTCCATGAGGAATAAAGCAGCGAAAGACCCGAAGCGGCAGATACAGGGCGCGGTCAGCAGGGCACAGGGAAGACGGTTTGAGGAACGGTTGGATGATTCATTCGCATATTACGCGGATCGAGGTTTTGCCATCGTCGAAAAGACCCCAGAACCGATGCGCCCGACCAAGAGCTTGGGGAATGGAAAGTTCATCGCGTTCTTCGAGAAGAAAGCCCAGCCGGACTACAAAGGAACGATCAAAGGCGGGAGGACTGTACTTTTTGAAGCAAAGTTCACTTCGACCGACCGTATGACACAGGATCGTGTTGGGCGCGATCAGAGCGAATACCTGTCCCGTTATCAGCGATTAGGTGCCAGATGCTACGTTGTGGCAGGTTTCGCATCAGGTGATGTGTACAGGATACCGTGGGATGTGTGGTTAAATATGAAAACTTTCTTTGGCCGAAAATATGTAAAAGAAACTGATTTAGAAAAATTCTGCGTACATATTGCGTGGAATGGAGTATTGCAACTGCTGGAATGACAGAAAGGGACATAAGTATGAGCGAGATTTCCAAGTACGAAGCGTACAAAAAGAAACTGCAAGGGATTTGCGACGAAAACAACTTGGTATATCGGTTTCGTCAGGATCAGTACCCGATCACGCTGACGATTAAACCGATAGCGGGTGTCGAGGAGCAAATGACAATGCTTGAGGAAGCCGATGATAAAGGATTTACCAGCCCCGATGCAGCTATCGTATTTACCATCAAGGACGGCGTGCTGACCTACAAGACGCACAAGACATTCACAATCGGAGATGCATTGTTCTCCAAAATCAAGAACCTGTTCAAAAACATGCATTACTTTTGGCTGCAATTCTTCTTCCGTGACCTGATGGAAAAACAAGTGCTGACCGCGCGGACTATGCCGGTGATTGATGAAGACGATGCCAATGACAAGGATGATCTGAAATTGCCGGATGAAGAACATTTGGAAGACGATCAGGAGTTATCGGAGACTGACCTGCTGGAAGATACAGATGGGGAAGCCGAGGAACCCGATGAAGCTGATCTGGAAGCAGACGATCCGAAAGTTCAAGAAGCTGCGCGGATTGTCCGGACTGAAAATAAGGCTCCGCTGTCGTTGCTTCAGCGCCGCATGAATATCGGTCGGGCGGAGGCTTACCGCATCATGACTGCGCTTGAGAAACTGCAAATTGTCGGCCCTATCGGTGAAAACGGTATCCGTGAGGTATTGCCGTATGATGAGCCGGACGATGGTCAGAGCCTTGACGCCAATGCGGAGACGGAGGGGTAAATCATGAGCAAAGCCATTCGTCTCTGGGATCAAAATCAAAAGTCCGTAGTCAAACTTATTGACAGTTTGTGCGGGAGATATTCCAGATGGGAAGTCTGGCAGGACTTTATCATCATGTCAGCTATTAGTATCTCCAATGTGATAAAAGGACCGCACAATGATAGACGAGAAAAGCAGTATTTGGACAGAGCGAACAAATATTCCGCAAAAGAGTTGGAGACCTTTGCACAGATGCTTGCAGAAGTAACGGATGCAATGGAGAAAAATCCAGATCAAGATTTTCTTGGCGAGCTATTTATGGCTTTGAATCTCGGAAACGAATGGAAAGGACAGTTTTTCACGCCGTATAACGTATGTCGCCTGATGGCCGCTATGACGTACGGTGATGACCTCGAACAGAAAATTACACAAAAGGGTTGGGTGTCTATCAGTGATCCGGCCTGCGGCGCCGGTGCGTTGCTGCTTGCCTTTGCAAACGAGTGTCGCCGCCCCGGGCATGGGATTAACTATCAAACTTCGGTACTATTTGTGGCACAGGATGTGGATTTTCTTGCTGGCTGCATGTGCTACATACAATTGAGTCTGTTGGGCTGTCCGGGTTATGTGGTTATTGACGATAGCTTGTCCCGGCCAGCAACAAGCATTGATGCTCGCGGCCTGATTCCTCATGATGGCTCTAATGTCTGGTATACGCCCATGTATTTCCGCAGCGAATGGCACTGGAGGAGGATATGGGCGACGGCAGACTTGATGATCCGCGCGGCGGCTCCGAAAGGTAAGGCTGAGGAGCCTGCCCCGGAGCCGCCTGCCGTTGAGGCATCATCGCTGGCCGAAACAAAGACGGGTCAGTTGACTTTATTTTGAGGATGATGTCGGAGGATGCTCTGCCGGATGCACCGATTGCGACAGCTGCACAGAATTCCGCAGGATAAAGCCCCAATACTGCGCTCGGTGCGGTGGGACATTTTACGAGCGGAAGGAAAATCGCTTCTGTTCCGTCTGCCGGACCGCCCGGAAGAAACAAGCCCAGCGGCATTGGTGCCGCGTCAACAGTTTCGCCCGATAATTTCAACAATCCCCGCCGAGGGGCAAAGCTCGGCACATGAAAGGAGCAATTCATGGGTAAGAAAAGTTTGAACGACCGCTGCCCGCTGCAGGGCGAGTGCGAACGGAAAAAGTGTGACTTCGTGCACAATGAGCTCGAATGTCCATATTACTCCGCAAACGCGAGGAACGGTTACTACATCTACGACCAAGAGGATATCCGCAATCGGACATATCGTGAGCGTGAGGAAGCCGACTTTCTGGCTTCGCTGGAAGGTAAAGACGATGAGACTGAGCATGGCAGCCATATTGCCGACAGCGGCAAAATGGTCTATCTCCCTATCGAAAAGCTGATCGCACACCCGGATAATCCCCGGAAGGAGCTCGGCGACCTGACCGAGCTGGCCGACAGTATCAAGGAAAACGGTGTTCTCCAAAATCTCACCGTCGTGCCGCGGATCGGGGAGATCACCGGCCAACCGACCGGCACCTATACCGTTGTCATCGGCCACCGCCGGCTTGCGGCCTCGAAGCTGGCTGGGCTGAAAGAGCTGCCCTGTGTCGTTTCAGATATGACTCTCCGCGATCAGGTGCGCACAATGCTCATGGAGAATATTCAGAGAGCTGACCTGACAGTTTATGAGCAGGCCCAGGGCTTCCAGATGATGCTTGATATGGGTGACAGCATTGACGAGATTGCCCGGAAGTCCGGCTTCTCCCAGACGACCGTGCGGCGCAGGGTGAAGCTGCTCGAATTGGATCAGGAAAAATTCAAGGCATCCGTGGAGCGCGGAGCCAATCTCATGGACTACATGGAGCTGGATAAGATTACTGATCCAGAACTCAAAAACTCTGTTTTGGATGCCATTGGCACAAATAATTTCCGCAGCGCCCTCATGTCGGCCATTGAAACAGAGAAAGATCAGCAGTTTATTGCAGACCGCATCGCAGATGTTAAAGACTGGGCAACCGAAATTACAGAAGTGTCCTTTGAAAAATACAAATATATCCGGAATTATAGAAAGTGGAACTGGGAAAAAGATTCCGTAGTAGAGCGCCCCGTAGATGCAGATACCGTAAATTATTATTACCGTGTTGGGATGGGCCAAATTGATATTTACACGGACAAGACCCCTGAACAGAATACCGAAACAGAAGAAGAACGGCACCACAGGGAGCGGAAGGAAAAATCTGATCGAATTTATGGTGAACTCAGAGCGATTACCCAGAGGCACTATGAACTGCGCAAAGGGTTTATTGCAGGTTTCGGGCAGGCAAAAACACATCTTTCGGATATATGCTTATTTGCCGCCAGTGCGCTTATTGGCGATGGCGAATGGGGCAGAGATGCGATAGATGCCGAGTTGCTTTCAGAATTGCTCAATTTGAATATCGATGAAGATACAGATTATCCAACATTCAAAGCCATTGCGGAGACTGCAGCGGCTGAAAGGCCTGAATATGCATTACTGGCATGCGCATATGCTTCGTTTGACTCTTGGGATAATGGTTACTATGACCGTAATTGGGATATGGAAAGACGGCTTTATATCTGTTCCGCAACAGAAAATGAAGAGCTCGATCGACTGTATGAGTTTTTAACTTCATTAGGGTACCAGATGTCCGATGAGGAAAAAGCGCTTCAGGCAGGGACGCATGGGCTTTTTGTAGAGTGATTAAGCGTGACAAGCCTTGTTATCTATTATGCTGCATTTCGTGTCTTTTATATTGACGCCATTCGATGATATTTTTTTGAATCTGTTTACGAAAATTGTGATACCCTAATGTATTCCAAGCAATGATTGCAATACAGAAGAGTGGGAGAAAGAATAGCAAAAATGTCATCAGCAGATGCATATTTGTAACTGTATCTTCATTTGAAGTGCAGAGTAGTAAAAAATAGATTGGTTTATTCACCCAGAAAAGAATACTACATAACAATCCAAGTAATGGGAATTCAAGGGTTTCCAATATCGCTCGCAAACGCTGGCTATGAGAACGATGCTTAATCGAAAAACGTTGGTAGCGAGTTTCCCATAGAAAGCTGTCTTTGTTTTCCAGAAAGACGATAAGATAAGATGCTTGACATGCAATGCTACGTCGGTAGTTAGATTCTTTAAAAGATGCGGGAAGAAGAATTATAAATGGAATCAGATATAAGAACGGGTTTGGACGGTCCAATGCAACAACAACACCAATAAAGGTACAGACAGTAGTTGAAATAAAGATGGATAATTCATTTTGTTTTTTCATGGACTCCATAATCTCTTCACGAAGCATAGTATATTCTTCTTTGACTGGCCTTGCCATATTATCATCTCCCACAAGAATATATTTTCCATTATTATAAGATGATTTCCTTTGGTTTTCAATGAAAGAAGGAATATAACAATGCAATATAGCAAAAAATTAACATCATTTGGAAGTGCGTGCCGATCATATCGGCTGCAGAATAACATGCTATTATACGACATGGCACAGGAATTAAGAATCGGTACAGCCGAGTTGTCTGGCTATGAATTTGGACGGCACGAGGTGCCGGATGAAATCGTTAAGCGTGTTCGCAAACTGTATGGTATTCGCATATCTCATGACCGCAGAGGGAAAGGAAAAAGCAGAAATGTGCGGCGCGTCTCGATTTTGATAACGTCACAAACCTTGCACCACCTTGAGGAATTGTCCTGCATGATCGGTTGTCCGGGGCAGATCGGAAGGGTAATCGACAAGTTGGTACGGGAAAAGGCGCTGGCCATGCGGGACATAAGTCGAAATTGGAGGAAAGAAAAATGAAAAGTTTGGTTGACAAGATGTTTTCGCAACACACCATGACTGACGATGAAAAAGAAAACTGTGACCGGATTCGTACCGAAGCCAAAAGGCTGGCTCAGATGATTACTGATATATGCCCTATTTCCCCGGAACGGTCTGTGGCACTTCGTCGTCTGCGGGAAACAGTCTCTTGGGCAGAGGCAGCTATCGAATTTGCGTCTGTTCCGCAGTATGATTCTGCTATGCAGGTGGAGTCGAATGAAGCGTGAACTGGTATTTAGGCATCCGCAAGAACGGTTTGATGCTTACCGATATACATTCACACCACTCTTTGGGGAAGAATTATATTCGTATTGCGAGGCTGTGCAAACTCCGGAGAGGGACGCTCGCGGAACTTTTCATTTTGCCCGGGAGCGGCAAGCGCAGTACATACCTAATCCGGAGCCGCGTAAGAAGGAAACTCGAAAATAAACTAAGAGGTGAGTCCGTTGACGCTGCAAGAATTATCTCAATATTACAAACTGCAAGAGAGGCTGGAGCAGGCCGAAGAAACCTTACAGTCTCTCCAATCCGCAGCGCAACCCGGAGCACAGAATCTTACAGGGATGCCGCATACACAAGGGATTAGGGATAAAGTCGGTGATCTTGCAGTGGAAATTGCAGATTTAAAGGAACGCATTCGATGTCTCAGAGAAGAATCCGAGCGGGAGAGAGACAAAGTTGCAGCGTTTATTGAGACTATTGAAAATGTGCAGATAAGAACTGTTTTCAGGTTGCGGTTTCTTCGATGCTTGACATGGGGAGAGGTTGCAACTGTCGTTGGAGGGCGTAACACAGAAGCGGGTGTCAAGAGCATATGTTATCGATATCTTGAAACTTGCAACGACGTGATGCGCGGTGATGCTTGATGTTTCGGCATCCGAAGTGTTACGCTATACTCGTAAAATCTTACATAGCCAGACGGTCATCCTTCGGGGTGACCGTCACTATTTTGGAAAGGAGGGCTTTGGCCCCGCGTTTCTCCTTTGCGCGGAGGTCTGCACCGTGTGAGGTGTTCGCCAGCAGCTCGCAGCGGTCGCACCAAACAAAGGAGGAATTTTACAATGTACGGCATCATCGTACTTGCGGCCTATGCGGTTCTGATGGTCCTGGTGACCATCCTCCTCTCGCGCCGCTCACAAAATACCGAGAGCTTCCATGTTGCCGATCGGAAGCTCGGCCTGATCCAAAGTGCCATGAGCATTGCGGCCACATGGATCTGGGCTCCCGCACTATTTACCTCGGCAGAAAAAGCCTATGTCAACGGCACCCCGGGTCTGTTCTGGTTCTTGGTGCCGAACATTCTTTGCCTGCTCCTGTTCATCCCCTTTGGCCGTAAGATCCGCGAGCAAATGCCGCAAGGCATCACGCTCTCCGGGTATATGGCTGATAAGTACCACTCCCGCTCTGTCCATGGTGTATACCTGTTTGAACTGTCGGCCCTGGCCGTTCTTTCGACCGGAGTGCAGCTGCTCGCCGGCGCAAAGATCCTCGCGGCCGTGACGGGCTTGCCGTTCTGGGTGTTGACCGTGGTTTTGGCCATCATCGCATATTCCTACTCGCAGTATTCCGGCATCAAGGCATCTGTGCTGACCGACGCCCTCCAGATGGTGCTCATGCTCGGGTGCTGCCTGCTCTTTGTCCCTTGGGCGCTCTCTGGGGATACCGGCGTTTCTGACCTCGTGCATGGATTGGCCGGCGCCTCCGGCGAATACACCCGCCTGTTCGACAGGAAGGGTCTGGAGGTGTTCTTCGCATTCGGGCTTCCAACAGCTATTGGTCTGTTTGCCGCTCCCTTTGGCGACCAATGCTTCTGGCAGAGGGCATTTTCCATCCGGAAGGATAAGGTCGGGGCGGCGTTCAAATTGGGCGCAGCTCTCTTTGCGATTGTCCCGCTGTCCATGGGCGTCCTTGGTTTCATTGCTGCTGGGTCAGGATATGTGGCGCAGGACACTGGGCTTGTGAACTTCGAGCTGGTGACCAACCTCTTCCCTGCGTGGACCATGCTCCCGTTTCTGTTCATGGTGATCTCCGGTCTGCTTTCGACAGCTGACAGCAACCTGTGCGCTGTTGCTTCGCTCACCAGCGACTTCGGCGCCGGCATGAAAACGGCCAAAGGATCCATGCTCGCCCTTCTGGTGCTCGCGGTCGGCATCGCAAACATCCCCGATCTGGCTGTGACAGATCTGTTCCTGATCTACGGAACACTCCGGGCGACAACGATGCTCCCCACCGTGCTCACACTGAAAGGCAAGCACCTGACCGCGGCCGGCGTCACCGGCGGCGTGCTGGCATCACTCTTTGTTGGAATGCCTGTATTCGTCGCTGGGACCTTTGCAGGCAACTCCGCATTGAAAACGGTTGGCTGCCTGAGTGCCGTTCTTCTCTCCGGCATCGTCTGTATGGTAACTGCCCCTCGGAAGGGGGTGCAGCAAGCATGAGTCTCGGAAGAAAGCAAAGCGTCAGCAACGCCGCTTGGCTGGAAGCTGCTGCCTCTATAGAGAGTGCGATCTCTCAGGCTGAGATTGATGAGCTGGCTGCTGAAACGGTCAAGGAAATCGAAGCCACTGTGGCCGGGAGACGCGCAGCTTACGCCTGGAGCGCTGGTAAGGACAGCATTGTCCTTGGCAAACTCTGTGAGGCAGCGGGTGTCACCGACTGTATGATCGGTGTGTGCGACTTGGAGTATCCGGCCTTCATGGCATGGGTCGAGGGGAATAAGCCTGCCGGGTGCGAGGTCATCAATACGCACCAAGGGATAGATTGGCTGGCCAAGCACACCGATATGCTGTTCCCTCAGTCTTCGGAGAAGGCCGGACGATGGTTCTCTATCGTCCAGCACCGGGCACAGGCACAATATTTCAAAGCGCATTCTCTTGATACCATAATCCTCGGCCGGCGCCGCGCGGACGGCAATTATGTCGGCCGCAAATCCAATATCTACACGGATGGAAAGGGCGTCACCCGGTATAGCCCGCTCGCGGCCTGGAGCCATGAGCACATCCTTGCCTACATCCATTATCACAAGCTCCCGCTCCCGCCTATCTATGGTTGGAAGAATGGCTACCTGTGTGGAACGCACCCGTGGCCGGCTCGCCAATGGACGGGAAGCGTTGAGAATGGCTGGCGGGAAGTCTACGAGATCGACCCGGCCATCGTTGCCGGCGCAGCTGAAAAGCTGGAAAGCGCCCGGGCCTTTCTTGAGGAGGTGCGGGCATGAAGGTAACAAAGAAACCTCTTTCCGACCTCCGGCGTCCGGAGCGGAATGTCCGAATGCATACCGACAAGCAGCTGAAGGAATTCCGCCGCTCTGTCGAGATGTTCGGACAGATCCGGCCCATCGTGGTCGACGAGGCGGGCGTGATCCTGGCCGGCAACGGCCTCTATGAAACTCTGCTCTCCATGGGACACACCGAAGCTGACTGCTATGTCGTTTCCGGGTTGACCGAAGCACAGAAGAAAAAGCTCATGCTCGCGGACAATCGGGTCTTTGACCTTGGCGTTGATGATCTGGCCGCGCTGGATGAATTCGTCATGGAGCTGAAGGACGACCTCGATATCCCTGGCTATGACGAAGACCTTCTCCGCGCTATGGTCATGGAGGCCGACGAGGCCGGAGAAGCTCTGCGCGAGTATGGCACCATCGATCAGGACAAGGTTGAGGAGATCCGGGAGACCGGGGAACGGTATGAAGCCCGTGAGGAAGCTTCGGCCCAAAAGGCAGAGCAGTATATCCCGCAGGAAAGCTCCGGGGGCGCTCCGGCGCAGGCCGAGCAGACACAGCGGTTCGTTCTTTGCCCGAAGTGTGGTGAACGGATATGGCTGTGAAACGAGTACCGTCCGACATGGACGTTGTGACCGCCGCCCGGCAGCGCATCAAGAATGTGTTTTCCAACGGTGTTCCCGTATACCTTTCTTTCTCCGGCGGGAAGGACAGCATCGTTCTGGCGGATCTGGTCTATAAGCTGATCCAGGCCGGCGAGATCGACGCCTCCCTTTTGACCGTCCTTTTCATCGACGAGGAGGCAATCTTCGATTGCATTGAAGCCACGACTAAGATGTGGCGCAAGCGGTTTTTACTGGCCGGCGCCAAGTTCCAATGGTGGTGCATCGAGGTCAAGCATTTCAGCTGTCTCAATGAGCTATCCAGCGACGAAACCTTCGTTTGCTGGGACCGGCGCAAGCGGGATGTCTGGGTACGCCAGCCCCCTCCCTTCGCTATTCGCAACCACCCACAGCTCCGGCCGCGGGTGGACAACTATCAGTCCTTTCTCCCACGGGTAACCGGCGACGGTATTATGATCACCGGCGTCCGGGCGGCCGAGTCTATCCAGCGCCTTCAGTACATGGCTGCTCTGAACATGGGAGCAAAGGGAATCACTGGCACCAACACCATCTATCCGATCTACGACTGGAGGACCACTGATGTGTGGCTCTACCTCCGGGATCAGCGGATGGAGGTGCCGGAAGTTTACCTGCAGATGTACCAGGTCGGGGTCAATCGGAACCAGCTGCGGGTTTCGCAATTCTTCTCTGTCGATACCGTTCCCGTCCTGGTGCATCTCGGTGAGTACGATCCGAATTTGATGGAGCGTGTTCTTCGGCGCGAGCCGAACGCATACCTGGCCGTGATGTACTGGGACAGCGAGATGTTCCACCGCACCACCAAGAAGCGGCGGGAACTGGAGGGCGAGGACAAGAAGGATTACCGCGCCCTCCTGAAAGATATGCTGCTGATCCACCCGGGCGACTTCTTCAACACGCCGCACAAAAAGGATGTCGCAAAGCAATACCGCAAGCTCTTTATCCGCATGGACGGAATGGCTCGGCCCCGCGATTACCGGAAGATGTACGAGGGGCTGGTGGCCGGCGACCCCAAGCTGAGGACGCTCCGGGCCATCTATCAGGATATCTCCTGTGCCTACGCAGCCTATGCCAAGAACTTCCGCAAAGGAGGTGAGGCAAATGGCTGATGTGGACCTGTTCGCACCCCTCTCTTCCCTGCAATGGGTGGACCGCGATAAGCTCCGGCCGAACGATTACAACCCCAACAAGGTCAGCCGGGAAAACCTGGAGCTGCTGACCCGCTCCATCGAAACCAACGGCTGGACGCTGCCAATCGTGGTACGGCCTGATTACACCATCATTGATGGCTTCCATCGGTGGACTGTGGCCGGGGCGGAACCGTTACGGACGCAGCTCGGCGGCAAAGTCCCTGTGGTGATCGTGCGACATGAGGACGCGTCGGAAGACATCTACGGCACCGTCACCCACAACCGCGCCCGTGGCACACATCTGCTGGAGCCTATGAAGGCCATCGTAAAGCGCCTGCTGGACGATGGAAAGAGCGTGCAGGAAATCAGCAGGCAGCTGGGTATGCGGCCTGAAGAGGTATTCCGCCTGTCTGAGTTCTCGCGTGACGATTTCCTTGCCATGATGACCAAGGGCGTCCACGGGTACAGTAATGCGGAGCTGCTGACCAAGTACTAAGGTACCCCTCCACCCCATACGCACGGCATAGCCCAGGACAGACTCGTAGAGCGTGTGAGAGCGCGAAGCGTGTTCTGCCCTGGGTGTTACCATGCCAAGACGCAGAGAGGCGTTGCAAGTGCCAGAAGAGACCATTCAGAGGCGACACCGAACCGGCAGGGCAAGGTACTGTGACGCCCCCTGCCAATGGGTTGCGGGCTCAACGACCCCGACATTCATTCAGTTAGCAAACAAAAAATATTGGCATTTCGTTACGATTTCACAGGAAAGGAGTTTGATATATGGCTGAAAAATCGGAAAGAATTACCGATGAAACCACGGTAAGTACAACCGAGCTCGCAATGATACTGGGACTGTCCGCCCGACGAGTTCAGCAGATGGCGCAAGATGGAACCATCATAGCCGCACAACGCGGTCGATTTCCTTTGTGTGACGCTGTTCAGAGATATATCAATTTTCTTTCCAAGGATGATGTGAGCGAGGAAGATTTGAAGGTTGACAAGGTGCGAAGAACAGCTGACGCATCCTTGCGCTCCACCAAAGCCAAAATTGCACAACTTGAGTTGCAGGAATTGCAGGGGAAAATGCATAGTAGTGATGATGTGGAAGCAATAACATCTGATATGATCTTTTCCATACGCGGCGCATTGATTGCACTGCCTGGACGGCTGGCTGTTGATGTTGTGAGAGTGAAAACGCCCGCTGAAGTTGCCGAACTAATTCGCAAGGAAGTTCATAAAATCATGCGTGAGCTGTCAAATTACCGATATGACCCTCAAAAATATGAGGAACGCGTCCGCGAGCGGAAAGATTGGGAAACAAGCGGACGTGATATAGATGACGACTAAGAAAAACGCTGCAAGGCTGAACACGGTAATTTCCAAAGCTTTATCTGGGTTGCGTCCACCGGATGATCTGACAGTAACAGAATGGGCAGAAAAAAATCGGCGTCTATCATCTGAAGCCAGCGCCGAACCGGGACCGTGGCGCACGGAGCGTACACCGTATCTCCGTGAACCTATGGATTCATTTACAGACCCGACAGTGCGACGGATTGTTATGGTGGCAGCATCTCAAGTTGGCAAATCAGAATTTCTGAACAATACGATTGGATATATCATAGACGAAGATCCTGGCAGTATTCTTTTTGTACACCCTACAACCATTGACGCAAAGGAGTACTCTAAGCTGCGAATTGCGCCAATGATTAGAGATTGTCCCACGCTGAAAAAGAAGGTTGCTGATCCGAAAAGTCGTGATAGCAGTAATACCATTTTGCAAAAGACTTATCCCGGCGGTATCCTAACGCTATGTGGTTCGACAGAAGCACACGCCCTTGCATCAAAGCCGATTCGATATGTGTTGGGTGATGAACGCGACCGATGGGCAACTTCGGCTGGAAATGAGGGCGATCCTTGGGATTTGGCGATGGCCAGACAAACGACTTTTTACAATGCCAAGGCAGTGGAAGTTAGTACTCCCACTATCAAGAACGCCAGCGCAATCGAGGCCTCCTATGCCGAGGGAACGATGGAGCGGTGGAAAAGTAAATGCCCTCACTGTGGTGAGTACCATGAAATTAACTTTGAGGACATTCGATATGAGTATGAGCAAAAAATAGTGGCAGGCCGAAAGACCTACAAAATCACAAGTGTTTGGTATATCTGTCCTGGTTGTGGATGCATTTCTGATGAAATAACTATGAAACGACAGCCCGCCCGCTGGGAGGCTGATAATCCGGATGCTCATTTGCAAGGTGTCCGTTCATTTTGGCTGAATGCCTTTGTTAGTCAGTGGGCGAGTTGGAATTCCATTATTCTAAAATATCTAAATGCTATCGGAAATACCCGTAAACTGCAAGTAGTCTATAATACATGTTTCGGTTTATTATGGGAGGACCGAGGCGATTTGGAGGACGAAGACAGCTTGATGGCTCGCCGTGAAGAATATGGGGCTGAGCTACCAGATGGCGTGCTCGTCCTAACTGCGGGAGTGGATACGCAGGATGACCGCATGGAGTATGAGGTCGTGGGGCACGGGCATTTCGGGGAGACGTGGGGGATTGAAAAGGGAATCATTATGGGACGGCCAGATGATACAAACACATGGACCAAGCTTGACGAGGTGGTCTTCAACCGGGTGTTCCGATTTGAAGATGGTCTGGGTCTGCGATGCTCCATGTCCTTCGTGGATGAGGGCGGCCACTTCACGCAGGACGTCCGCCTCCAGTGTCGGGCGCGTATTTCCCGCAAGGTGTTCTGCATCAAGGGTATGTCAGGACCGGACAAGTCCTACACCGCCCCGCCGAAGAAGATGAAGGTCGTGGTGAACAAAGTGGCTATCGGTACCTGCTGGCAGTACCAGCTGGGCGTCGACTCCGGAAAGCAGATCATCATGGACGATCTCAAGGTGAAAAAGCCCGGCTCAAAATTCTGCCATTTCCCCAAGCGGGACGATTACGGCCCTGGGTTCTTTGCTGGCCTGCTTTCCGAGCGCCTTGTCTATGACCCGGCCAAGAAGCAGCCGTGGATTTGGCAGAAGATACCCGGTCACGAGCGCAACGAGGCTCTGGACTGCCGCAACTATGCCCTTGCCGCGTTCAAGGCCCTGCCTGCCAACCTGGACGAAATAGACAGGGGACTAAAGGCACTCAGGGGAAAGGCGGATCCAACGGGCGTTGCAACGCCTGTACCGAAGCCACAGAGACGGAGTCTCAAGGCTAAGGGCGGGCTGGATACATACTACGAGGAATGGTAGGTGACCACTATGGTGGACAAGGAAGATTTGAAAATACGACTGAACTTCTGGCGCTCGGCGGTGGAGAAGCTGCGTGCCGCATATATGGCTCTGGCGAGCGGCGGCGTGAAAAGCTATACCATTGACGACCGCCAGTTGACCAGATATGACCTTCTCGCGCTGAAGGATGAGATTGCAGACGCAGAGAAGCGCATTGACGAACTAAGCGCACAGCTGGCAGGACAACGCCCAAGGCGAGCCTTTGCGGTTGTGCCAAGAGAGTGGTGACCTTTTTCGTGAGGTCACGAAAATGATATGGGTACAAGCCCCGGAAGGGGCTTTGCCACGGGCAGCTCGGCGGAGTTTGTTTGCTTCTTTCGCCGCCGGGCAGCCCGTTTTTTATGCAACACATAGGAGGTGTGTGACATTTACCTCGATAAGAAAACCGGGCTATTCCTGCCCGATACGGCGCGTCCACAAGCCAAAGGATACAGCGAGGCCGGCGCCAGCCTGACCAAGCGGGCGCTTAAGGCTTTCACGCCGCGCAGCGGGTCGCCACGAGAGGACATTGACTGGAACAACTACACCTTGCGGCAGCGGGGGCGGATGCTCTACATGTCCTCCCCGGTGGCAACATCTGCTATCAACACCAACCGCACGAAGGTTGTGGGTGTGGGGCTGACGCTGAAAAGCACCATCGACCGAGACATCCTCGGTCTTTCCCCAGAGACGGCCAAGGCCTGGCAACGGCGCACCGAGGCTGAGTTCTGCCTGTGGAGCGACCGCAAAGCCAACTGCGACGCCACCGGTATGAACAATTTTGCTGGCCTTCAGCAGCTGGCACTGATCGCCTGGCTCCAGAGCGGAGATGTCTTCCCGCTGTTCCAGAGGATGAAGGAGACACCGGTCAACCCCTACTCTCTCCGGGTGCATCTGGTCGAGGCCGACCGGGTACGCACGCCAGCTGCCTACGGCGGCGGCACCGCCGTGGGGCACCTTACAGACGGGAAGAACCCGGACAACGGAAACCGTATCTTCGATGGCGTGGAGGTCGACGCCAATGGAATGGTGGTGGCCTATTATGTCCACAACACATATCCATGGGAGACGACCACCGTCCCGACCGAATGGAAGCGAGTGGAGGCCTACGGCTCCAGGACAGGGTTGCCGAACATTCTGCACATCATGGGCAGCGAGCGGCCGGACCAGTACCGAGGCGTGACCTATCTGGCTCCGGTCATTGAGCAGCTGCTACAGCTTCGCCGATACACTGAATCGGCGCTCATGGCCGCCCTGATCCAATCCTTCTTCACAGCTTGGATCATCACCAAGACTGACCAGAGCGAGATCCCGCTGGGCGAAGTCGGCGCTGGTGATATCGCCGGAGTGCCCTCCGCAAATCCGGTGGAAAACAACCTGTCCACCAGCCCCAGTGAATACGAGATGGGGGCGGGGACCGTGGCGCATCTGGCCGAAGGCGAGGACATCAAGTTCGGCGCGCCGAACATCCCCACCACCGGCTTCGACGCATTTATCAAGACCTTCTGTCAATTGACCGGGGCTGCTCTGGGCGAGCCATACGAGGTGCTGATGAAGGAGTTTAACGCCAGTTACTCAGCCTCTCGCGCCGCGCTTCTGGAGGCCTGGGAGGAGTTCAAAATGCGCCGGAGCTGGTTCGTGGCTGACTTCTGCCAGCCCACCTATGAAGTCTGGTTGGCGGAGGCGGTGGCCCGGGGACGCATCCGGGCACCGGGCTTCTTCGAGGATCCGATGATTCGAGCTGCTTGGTGTGGCGCACGGTGGATTGGGCCGGTGCAGGGGCAGCTTGATCCGCTGAAGGAGGCCAACGCCGCCGTCATCCTGACCGAGCATGGATTCAAGACACACGAGCAGGTCACCCTGGAAATGGGCGGTGGCGACTGGGAGAGCAACATTGAGCAGCTGGCAATCGAAAATCAGAGACTGGCTGAGGCTGGCGGTGGACGCATTACCGTTCCCATTGACCCGAAGGCCGGAGAAGGAGAAAACGAATGAAATACCCGAAGAAAGAGCGGACTGCAGCGGTGGATATTCGCCGACCGGTCTATGCTATGGCGACAACCGATGGCCAGAGTGCCGAGATCACCATGTACGGTGACATCTATGAGCAGCGCCCCACCGACTGGTACGGGAACCCTGTGGATGGAGAATTTGTGCTCTTGTCCGATTTCATGGAGGATTTGGATCAGATCGTCTCCTGCAAAGAGATTAACATCCGCATGAATAGCTACGGCGGAGATGCTGGCGTATCCATCACCATCCACAACCGGCTCCGGGAGTTGGCGCGGGGCGGGGCGAAGCTTACCTGTGTCGTGGACGGCGTGGCCATGTCCGGCGGCTCCCTTATCATGTGCGCCTGTGACACAGTGAAGGTCAACCCCTCCAGCTTGGTGATGATCCATAAGTGCTGGACATTCCTTTTCGGTGGCTATAATGCTGACGAGATGCGTGAGCTGGCCGCCAGGAATGACGCATGGGACAAGGCCCAAATCTCTATTTACAAACGCAAAACTGGAATGAGCGACACGGTTCTATCCCACATGATGGCCGACACTACATACATGACGGGTAGTGAGGCAATGGAGAAGGGCTTTGCCGACGAACTTCTGGAGAATGCAGAGCCACTGGAAATCGCGGCCAGCGCAGACGGGCGCTGCCTGTTTGTTCACGGGCGTGCGCTCCATCTTGCCCCGGGCATGTTTGCCCCGGACAACATCCCCACGGTCAATCCCGAGGTTTCGTCCTCGGATAAGACAAATATGCCCCGGCAGGTACAGGCTGCCGGGGGAAAGGAAGGTAACATTATGGCAAAAAAACTTGAGGAGCTGCGGGCTGAGGACCCGGCTCTCGCGGAGCAGCTGATGACAGAGGCAAAGGCAGCCGTTTCTGCGGCGGGGAAGACCCCAGCTGCGACCGATCCCGTACCCGTCCAGCCGACCGTCACCCAGACTGCGGAGACCGACCCCGCCCAAGTGGAGCGGAAGCGCATCCAGGACATTGATGCCCTGGCCTCCCTGTATGACGCCGAGACCATCCATGCGGCCAAGTACGGTCCTGACGCTTGCACTGCGCAGGAGATGGCGTACCGCGCCGCGCAGAAGGCCGCCAAGACCGGAAAGAGCTACCTGGCCTCCATGATGAGCGACACCGAGGACTCCGGAGCTCAGGGCGTTGGTGCGGCCAGTGTCGGCGGCGAGCCCGTCGGCGGTGAACTGACCCCTGAGCAGCGTATGGCCAAGGGTCGAGCTGATGCCAAGACTCTGAACAAGAAGGAGGAGAAGTAACATGGCGAAGCATCTCAACGGAAAGATTGGTTCTATGGAATACGACAAGTTGATTGCCGGCATGACCCCGCCTGTGAAGGTAGCATCTGGGGTTATCGCCAAGCTCACCGGCGCCGCCGCCACTTATTCGCGCGGCACAGTCTTGGCAAAGTCCGCGGCAGACGGGAAGTTGTATCTGCTTGGCAGCGAAACGCCTGAGGATCTGACTCCGGACTGCATTCTGTGCGATGACGAGGAGATTGGCACCGATGCCGATGCCAATGTGGCGGTTTATGTGATGGGATGTTTTAACGAGAACGCCTTGATTGCCAAGGCGGAATACGATATTACCCAGGCCGACCGGGATGCCCTGCGTGAGCGGGGTATTTATTTGTCTCAGGTCATGGATTAACCGAAGGAGGACAAGAGTATGCCGTTCAATATTTTTGACACCTACTACATGGCGGGCATGGTCCAGGAGATCGTCCCCGTTCAGAGTTTCTTTCGTGATCGGTATTTCCCGACCAACGCGGCGACCGACATTTTCAACGCCAACAAGGTGCTGGTGGAGTACCGCGACCGCGACCGGGCCATGGCTCCCTTCGTGGTGCGTCGCGCCGGTGACATTCCCGTGGCTCGCGGCGGCTACGAGATCCACGAGATCGAGCCCCCCTACATCGCCCCCTCCCGCCTGCTGACTCTGGACGACCTGCAGAAGCGGGGCTTCGGCGAGGCTCTGTATGCCGGCAGCACCCCCGCCGAGCGGGCCCGCGCCCTCCAGATGCAGGACCTCACCGACCTGGACCGCCGCATCCAGCGCCGGGAGGAATGGATGGCCGTGCAGACCATGATCAACAACGGTTGCACCATCGTCGCCTACATCGACAACGATACCGTGGGCGAGACCTATGACATCTTCTTCTACGACACCTCCGGCACCAACCCCGCCAAGTACACCGTCGCCAACAAGTGGGATGGGGACAGCGGCGACTGGAGGGGCGATGTCTCCGCGATGGTGAATGACCTGCTGGACCGCGGCCTTCCTGCCAACGACCTAGTCGTGGGCACCGATGTGGCGGCCTTCATCCAGAGCGACGAGGCCACGCTGAAGCTGCTGGACAACCGGCGCGCCGAGTATGGCCGCCTGGCTCCCCAGGTGCGCTACCCCGGCGTGGTGTGGATCGGCAACCTGAACTTCGATGGCACCGACCTAGACATCTTCTCCGTGCGCGAAACCGTGGCGGACAAGTCCGGCGTCACCCGCCTGTTCCCGGCCACCTCTGCCATGGTCACCGCCCCCAACTGCGGCCACATGATGTACGGCCGCATCGACCAGATTGAGGACAACGACGAGTACGAGAGCTTCGCCATGCAGCGTGTGCCTAAGTTCATCGTTGATAAGGACAAGGACACCCGCAAGCTGCGCTTGGGCGCTCGCCCCTTGTCGGCGCCTCACTGCAAGGCCCCGTGGATCTATGCGGCCAATGTGGTCGGAGACTGACCAGGAGGGAGGAACGGGATATGATGAAAGTCAAGATCACCAGCGGAATCTACGGATACCGCAAGCCGGGTGCCAAGCGCCCGGATCCCAAGCACGCCGGTGATGTGATTGACCTCCCCGACGAGGAGGCTATGCGACTGGAGCAGCTCAAGGTCGGCGTCATCCTCAGTGCCGCCGAGGAACACCACGCTGAACCTGTTGCAACGCTCTCTGTGAGCCAGAGCGATGGTACCCTGGGCGTGGACAAGGGCAAGGACGAGACTGCCGCTGACGGCGCTGTCATCCCCGATGAGCTGGACATCGTGGACGGACACTTTACCGAAGATAGCCTGATGACCATGACCCGAGCCGACATGGAGCATCTTGCCGAGGATTTCGGCGTAGATGTCTCCAAGTGCAAGAACAAGGGTGAGATTGCCAAGCTGCTGGCGGCGGTAGAACTGGAGCTTAACGAAACGGACGAGCCACTGACTGAACTTGGAGCGGAGGCACCAGTAGAATGAGCTTCAAAGACATGGTGGAGAACGACAACCACAATGTTTTTCTGAATCTTGACGAGTTTGCTGAGAGACGGATCATCATTTATGATGGCGTCACCTATGATGGTGCCGAACATACGGGCATTCAAGTAGTCCTGACTGGTCTCAAGGAGAAGAATAGGCGACAGCTCCAGTCTGACCATGCACAGGGCTTGTATCTGGTATCCTCTGTTTTGTATTGCAATGTTTCTGATTTTGAAGGCAATCAGCCTGAAAAGGGGATGCGCATCAAAATTAGTGATGGAAACAGCGGTTTTTTCAGAGAGTTCTATATTGCATCGTCTGTTTGCAATATGGGGATGCTTCGGATTGAACTGGAGGAGATTTGCGAATGAGCGTTGTACAGGTGCAGGCTGTAGGAAATGGTCTGGACAGAGCAACTAAGCTGTTGGCTGGTATTGAAAACGGTACAGATATGGCACTGAAAAACGCTATGACTCGTGCTGTTTCCTATCTGCGCTCTAATACCGCTAGGGCTATCCAACAGCGATACGCTATTTCTACATCCAATATCCGTAGCGAAGAAAATGTTAAGGTACGATATACCTTTCAGCAGGGAGTGCAGGCGTTAATTATTTTCAATGGAAACAAGATTCCACTATTTCGGTATGCTGGGGCATCGCCAAGCGGACCAGCATTTGATCAGAGCTCCCTTGAAAAAGTAATGATCGGGGGAGCGTGGAAAACTGTGCATCCCGGAATTACCGCTGCTGGCCATCAGTTAAAAAGCACGTCTCCAGTAACCATTCCGAATACGTTTGTTGCCCGAATGAGTAGCGGGCATACGGGAATATTCGAAAGAACCGGCGGGGCAACTGCTTCGGATGGTGATGCAATACGAGAAATCATGGGATCGTCTGTCCCGCAAATGCTGGGCAGCGAGGAAGTAAGTGCGAAGCTCGGGCAGGAAACGATGGAAAAGTTTGAGGAACGCCTTGACCATGAAATTATCCGAATATTAAACGGATGGTGATTTATAAGTGAACCGAATTACACTACTGGAGCAACTCAAAGAAGATACGGATAAAGCTGTCAAGAATCTTATTATGCCGGTACGTGTTCAGAGTGCCATCGAGGAACAGCAGTACCGCGCGGCCGATGTTTATCTCATGAGATTGTCAGACAGCAGCGCTGCGAAGAAAAAAGCACCGTATATCATTCATCAGGTCATCACCGGTAAAGATTCACAGCAAAGAGGAAGTCGGGCGGACAGCACTGTTACTGTCCGCTCTATCTTTTGTGTATACAATGACGATGAGCAGGAAGGCGGTCTTATGCTACTCAATTTGATGGAAAGGCTGCGAATATATCTTCTGCAAAGAGTGGTCATTGGAGGAAAGTATCAGCTTAATCTGGAAGCTGGACTGGAAACGCTGATTTATCCGAATGAATCTGCGCCTTACTACGTTGGCGAAATGGTAAGTACATGGGACATGCCGTCTGTAGAAAGAGAGGTAATGAAATGTCTGTGAAAAGTACTGATAAAAGTATGCAGGCTGATATGCCTGAAGTTCCTGTTTCTGCAGCAGTACAAACTTCTGGAAGAAAAAAGAGTACAAAGAAAACCGATAGCCAAGCTGGCGGTTTTTGTGTTTACATCGGTCCGGGTATCCGCGGTGTGATTCAATCTGGAACTGTATACCGCGGTACAAAGGATGATGCGTTGGCGCAGATCGGAAAGGCTGTGGAGAGTTATCCGCTTATTGCATCGCTGGTCGTCAGTGGTGAGACATTGGCGGCCGATCGTATCAAAGTGAAAACGGCTGGAAACCTGCTGTATGTAAATTACATGAAGCTGGCTTCTGGCACTATGTAAGGAGGAACAAAAGATGGCTAATCATGGCGTATATGTTTCCGAGCAGGAAACCAGCGTCAGCACTCCTATTGTGGCAACTTCCGGTGTACCGTTCGTTATCGGCGCCGCACCGGTACAGAGTGCGGGATCTCCGACTCCGGCAGGAATTCCTGTAATGGCTATCAGCTGGGGAGAGGCCGTTGAAAAATTGGGGTATTCGGACGACTGGGAATCCTACCCCCTTTGTGAGTTTATGTATTCGCATTTCAAACTGTTCGGTTGTCAACCGGTCATTTTCTGCAATATCCTTGATCCGACCAGCATGAAAGAATCTGTTGCGGCAGCGGACATTGCCGTGGCGGATCACAAGGCTTTGTTACCAGTTGAGGCAATTAACGATGCAACACTCGTAGTCAAAGAAGCGGGTGGAGCTGGAGATGCCTATGTTAAGGATACGGATTACAGCACCTACTACTATGGTGAGAATCTGGTAGTTGAATTGCTGGGTGATGGAAAAGGTTATGCAGCTGAGGAAGTGAATATTGCTTACAGCAAGACAACCCCTGCTTCTGTCACCGATACGGAAGTTGCAACGGGTCTTGAGAGCATTGAACTATGTATGACCAAACTTGGTGTTGTCCCAGATCTGATTTGTGCTCCGGGACATTCTCAAGTGGCTACTGTTGCTGCGGTAATGGCAACCAAAGCTGCAGGGATTAACGGACTGTTTCGCGCGAAAGCCCTGATTGACATTGATTCCAGCTCGTCGGGTGCGACTACATACGATGCAGCCATCACTAAGAAAGGTGATAGTAACTTTGTGGATGAAAACGAAATCCCCTGTTGGCCAATGTTTGGACTGGATAAGTACAAATTCCATGCATCGACCCAGATGGCAGGCCTGATGGCACAGGTTGATACAGGTAATGGCGGTTGTCCCTATGAAAGCCCGTCGAACAAGAGTCTCCAGTGTGATCGGATGATCCTTGCGGACGGTACAGAAGTCAATCTGACACTCGCACAGGCCAATATGCTCAACGCCAACGGCATCGTGACCGGCCTGAACTTCATGGGTGGCTGGGTAGCATGGGGCAACTACACTGCCTGCTATCCCAGCAACAACGATGTCAAGAATTACTTTATTCCCGTTTCCCGCATGTTCGACTGGGTGGGAAACACTGTAATTCAGACGTGCTGGTCTAAGGTGGACAAGCCGATGAACCGGCGTTTGCTCGATACGATCATGGATACCGTTAACATTTGGCTCAACGGTTTGGTTGGTTCTGGCTATCTGCTCGGTGCTCGAGTCGAAATGCTGGAGGATGAGAACCCGCAGGCTAACCTGATTGCTGGTATCGTAAAATTCCACATCGCAATGACACCGCCATCTCCAGCACAGGAAATCGAATTCGTGCTCGAATATGACGCAAGCTATGTAGCAAGTGCGTTGGCATCGTAAAAGGGGGGACAAGATAATGAGAAGACCTGAAGCTTATATTGACTTTGAGGTTTATGAGGACAGTGCCAACCTGATTGGTATTGCCAACGTGACACTTCCTGAGATTAACTTCCTGACTGCTTCGATCACTGGCGCAGGCGTTGGCGGCACAGTGGAAACGCCGCTGGCGGGTATGATCGACGCGATGACACTAAAGATATCGTTCCTCAGTGTAACTGATGCAGCTGTTACACTTGCTTCACCGAAAAAGCATCAACTTGAGTTGCGCGTAGCTGAGCAGTATTGGAATACGACTACTGTAGATAAGGAAATCAGCGCAGATAAATACGTGTTAACCGTTGTTCCGAAGAAGGTTGCACCTGGAACCATTGCACCGGCTTCTGCATCTGATGCCTCGGGTGAATACAGCGTGTACTATTATGCTGCGTACAAAGATGGGGACATCCTTTGGGAAATTGACCCGTTCAATCAGATTTTCAATGTTAATGGTGTTGACTACTGGGCTGATATTCGCAAAGCACTTGGTAAGTAAGTTGGACAAGTAAAATTGAATTGCGCTCGGGCATTATGCTCGGGCGCAATTTTTCAAAGGAGAACGATTATGAGTACTGAGAAAAATATGGTTATTGCATCTGAGAACATGGCGGTCGTCGAACAAGAGTCGGAAGGCGGTCAGTCAGTGGACGTTGTAGAGAATTCGCGTGATGTCTATACACATAAATTCAAAGCCCCGTTTTCGTATGAGGGAAAGACATACGAAGAGCTTTGCTTCGACTTTGGACGTTTGACCGGCAGTGATGGCGCGGCCATTGAAAATGAGATCCAGATAACGGGGAGACCGGTAATCATCCCTAGTCTGTCCGGCGAATATTTAATGAGAATGGCTGCGCGTGCTTGCACTACCCGTATTGGTTTTGATGTTCTGAAAGCGATCCCGCTTTCTGACTACAACCGGATCAGGAGCGCAGCTCGAAATTTTTTAACAGGTGCGGAGCTGTAAATGACGATTTCGGTGGATGGATTAGACGGCAATGTTTGATCATGGCACGTAACAACCATACACCGGTATCGTTTTGGCTCGAAATGCCGTTACAAGAGCTGCAAAAGTGGATTCGCGAGAACAACAGAATTGTTGAAGAAAACCGGAATAGCAATCCGGAAAGGGGAGGGCTGGTAAATGGCAGGGCGAAAAAATTATGAGATGCAATTCCAGCTCGACGCAAATCTGGGTAGCAGCTACAGCAAGACGTTTAGATCGGCGCAGCAGGAATTATCTTCGCTTGCAAAAGAGATAAAATCGCTGTCCAGTGTTCAATCGGATATTGCTGCATACCAGAAACAGCAAAGCGCAATCAGTGCGACGGAACGCAAACTGTCTGCATTGCAACAGCAATATGACAATATCCAGCGTGAAATCGCTGAAACTGAGGGATTTTCGTCAGCCTTGGAAAACAAACTGATTTCCAAACAGTTGCAAATCGACCGTACCTCTGCATCTCTGGACAAGCAGACCCAAAAGCTTGACGAAATGGGGAATGCATTGCAGGAAGCGGGGGTAGATACTGATAACCTTTCCCAGACTTCTGCAACTTTGGCTGATAGGCTGAACACTCTTAGAAGCAGGCAGGACCAAGTCGCTGATGTCGCACAGACGTTTGGTGTTCGAGCAGGCGAGGCATTTAATGCAGTTCATGAGGCCATTGTTGCCGCTGGAATTGCGACTGCGCTTAAAGAGATATACCGTGGGTTGGCTGACTGTGCGCAAGCTTCGATGGATTTCGAAAGCGCGATAACTGGTGTCGTAAAGACCACCGATCTTACCGATACAGAACTGGCGGATATGTCGGACGCATTGAAAGATATGTCCACGGAAATGCCAGCCACAGCTGAGGAACTGGCCGCGATTGCGGAATCGGCCGGTCAGCTCGGCATTCAGAAGAATTCTCTGCTGGATTTCACTGAGATCATGGCGATGCTTGGTACATCAACCAATATGAGTGCCGATGAAGCAGCAACGGCGCTGGCGCGGTTTGCGAACATCACAGGGACTTCAGCAGATAACTATGGGCGGCTCGGCTCCGTTATCGTTGATTTGGGCAATAAATTTGCAACTACTGAATCGGAGATTACTGCGATGGCCACGCGTCTTGCATCCGCCGGCACTCTTGCAGGCCTTACTGAGGCGGATATTATGGCGCTGTCAGCTGCTATGTCCTCTGTGGGCATCGAAGCAGAGGCGGGCGGCACAGCCATGACGCAGACGCTGAGCGCCATCGAGTCTGCAGTAGCCAATGGCGGCGAAATCTTGGGCGAATTTGCGCGTATTGCTGGAATGACAGCAGATGAATTTTCGGATGCTTGGGAAACCAATGCTATCGGCGCACTTACCAGTTTTATTTCTGGACTGGGGCAGTTAGAGTCTCAAGGAGAAAGCGCGGTACTCACACTGGATGAATTGGGTTTGTCGGGTATTCGCCAGTCCAATATGTTGCAAAGTCTTGCGTTGGCGGCCGACAAGATGGGATCTGCGGTCGATATCTCCAATCAGGCGTGGGCAGAAAATACTGCGCTGACGAATGAGGCTTCCAAAAGATACGCTACCACGCAAAGCCAACTCACTATGATGCAGAACGCCTATAACAATTTGGAAGTTGCGATAGGTGATGCATATAATCCTGCGCTGCAAAAATCATTTTCTATCGGTACAAAAGTGCTGAAAAACGTCACAGAGTTTGTGGAGATGAATCCAGAGCTTGTAAACGGTGTTACGGCGTTTGCTGGTGTTATGGGTGTGGCAACGGTCGGCGTCATAGGGTATACAACGGTGGTCAAACTGGCAACTGTTGCACAGCAAGCATTTGCTGCTGTTTCGAGCGTATCTCTTGGCACAATTTTTGGTGTGACGGCAGCGATTGGCGGTGCCGTCACAGTAATTGCAGCGTTAGCTACAGCTGCAGAGAATGATGCGATACCGTCGGTTGAGGAACTCACAGAGGCTGCTCGAGGTATGGATGATGCGCTGGGAGATGCGAAAGCGACGCTGGAGGATTCCACTGCTGAAACACTTGCCGCTGCTGAGGTAGCAGATACCTATATCACCAAACTTGAAGAAATGGGTGATTACGCCAGCCTTTCCGCTGATGAGCAGCAGAGATATCGAAATACTCTATCGTTGCTATGTGAGGTTGTTCCGGAATTGTCCGGCCTGATTGATGTGCAGACCGGCGCTATTGATGGCGGTACGGATGCACTGCGTGCAAACACCGAAGCATGGAAACAGAATGCCAAACAGCAAGCTTATCAGGAGTATAAAAATACCTTGATGGAGCAGTACAAGGATGTGTTGGTCGAAACAGCCGCCAATAATGTAAAGCTCACGCAGGCTGAATATGCACTTGAAGCAGCACAGCAAAAACAAGCAGATGCTATTAACCGTATTAACGAACTTTATGGTTTATGCGCAGAGGCCGAAAGTGAGTACGGCGCAGGAAGCGCCGAAGCCGCTGAAAAAACAAGTGCATATCAGCAGGAAATTGATGAATTAACTGCTTCTTTGCCGGGGCTTCAGGATGAAGTTTTACTGGCACAGAATTCGGTAGATGCTTATTCACAGGCCATTGCAGATGGTCAGGAAGCGACGGAATCTGCAGAGCAGGAGCTTGAGTCTGCAGAGCAGGCAATCAACGATTTGACTGCTGCTACCGAAGGAAACGCTGATGTCACTGCTGAAGATGTAGCGCAGATGCAGGATCTTCAAAGCGCAGTTTCTGGCGTTTCTTCTCAAATGAGCGCTTTAGCTGATGCCTATACTGCGGCATATAATGCAGCTTATGAAAGTATATCAGGGCAGTACGAATTGTGGGATCAAGTTTCCATTCCTGTTGCAACAAGCGCAGATTCTATAAATTCGGCTTTGCAGAGCCAGATCACATATTGGCAAGACTATAATGAAAACCTTCTCTCTCTGCGCGATAGAGCTGTAGATATTGAGGGCTTAAGCACCATGATCGACAGCTTTGCAGATGGAAGTGAGGAAAGCGTAAGTGCAATCGCTGGTATGGCAGGCGCAACTGACAGCCAACTGCAACAGATGGTTTCCAATTGGCAGACTCTTCAGGCAGAACAGAAGACTACTGCTGATAGCATGGCGGATTTGCAAACCAATTTTACCAATAGCGTAAATCAGATGCAGCAGGATTTTGCAAAAGCAGTCGCTGATATGAATTTGAGTGCAGAGGCCAGGAAAAGTGGCGAAGCTACGCTGCAAGGTTTTATCAGTGCAGCGAACAGTATGCTGCCGCAAGTTCAAGCGGCCTATGCGCGTGTAGCCAATGCTGCAAAAAACGCACTATCTGTTAGTGTTGGCGGTGGTGAAATCAGAGGTTATGCTGTAGGCACACGCTCAGCAGAAGAAGGTTTTGCCATGGTTGGTGAAAATGGACCGGAACTAGTGTATTTCAATGGTGGTGAACAAGTCCTTACAGCATCGGAAACAGCAGCTCTTAAAAGTAGTCTGTCGCCAGCAGAAAGTCAGCTTATGGCGTCTGTACCACATGCTATGGGTTATATGATGTCTGCGCAAAGTAGTCCGCTGAATGCGGAGAGTAGCGGCGGTGAGACGATACTTGTCAATTTTGCACCACAATATAGTTTTGGAAATGTAACAGATACGGCTAAACTCGAATCCATTTTGTATTCTCACGATGAAGAAATGCGTGATTTTATCCTGCAAGTTTTGGAAGAAGCCGGAGTTGATGCTGCGAGGAGGTCCTACGTATGAAAACCTATACTACTGTCCAAGGCGATATGTGGGACAGCATTGCTTTTCGACAGATGGGCAGCGTAGATTATATGGATCAACTCATAAATGCCAATCTGAAATACCACGCCTATTATATTTTCCCTGCGGGAATTGAGTTGATTATCCCTGATATTGTAATACCGGTATCTGAATACCTACCACCATGGAAGCAGGTGGTAGGGTGAGCAGCAAAGATCAGTCCCGTCGTACTACGGCAGAAGTCGTATTTGATGGCACGGATATTAGTAGATCAATATTGCCATATCTGTTATCCCTGACTTATACGGATAACGAAGAGGACGAGGCAGACGATTTGCAAATCAAATTGCAGGATCGAGATAATATATGGTTGGAAAAGTGGCTGAATGATGCCATGGATGCGGCGGCTTCAACAACCTCAACGACAGGGAACACTGCTGGAGGAACATATTCGGTTACAGCCAATAGCGGCCTGAATGTGCGGTCTGGTCCGGGAACGTCATATAGCATATTGGGCGCATTGGCCTACGGATCCAGCATAACCGTATCAGATGTTGAAAATGGATGGGCAACTATCAGCTACAGCGGAAAAACTGCTTATGTAAGTGCCAGCTACATAAAACAGGGCGGCAAAGATAGCTCTGGATCTGGAAGTGCTGTTACGAGTGCGCTAAAAATATCCGCGGTTTATGTAAGGGAAAATTGGAATGGTGATGGAGTGGACAAGGTATTGGACTGCGGACAGTTTGAACTGGATACCGTGAAAGCGTCCGGCTCGCCAGCCACTATTACTATCAAGGCGACATCTCTTCCATTCAATGCACAAATACGGCAAACAAAGAAAACAAAGGCTTGGGAATCGTATAAATTATCTGGTATTGCACGTGGAATGGCTGCCGAAAATGGCATGGCCTGTTTGTATGAATCTGCAAACGATCCATATTATGAGCGTGTAGAGCAGTTCCAGACAAGTGATATAGGTTTCTTGTCGCAGCTTTGTCATGACGCGGGCATATCACTCAAGATCACAAATAATATCGTAGTACTTTTCGATCAGGTAGAGTATGAGAAGAAGAATCCATCCTTTACGGTGAAGCGTGGAGATGGCAGTTATACGAAATACGATTTGTCGGTTGGAAAGGCCGATAGCGAATATACGAGCTGCCGTGTCCGGTATGCCAACCCCAATACCGGATCGGTGATTGAGGGTATCGCATACGTCGAGGACTATAAAGAGGATTCGGACGACAACCAGCAGTTGGAGGTAACAGCGGCAGTATCAAGTATTGCCGAGGCACAGGCTCTCGCTGAAAAGCGACTGCGTCTGCATAATAAATATTCCAAGACTGCGACGTTTACCTTTCCGGGCGATCCAGACAAAATCGCAGGAGTAACTGCCGTGCTGATCGGATGGGGATCCTTTGATGGAAAATACATTATCAAACAATCCAAACATACTTTGAACCATTCCGGCTATACAACACAGGTTTCAATGCGCTGTGTATTGGAGGGATATTGATGGATGCAGAACAAATTATTTCTCGTATGGTGCAAATCGGGACGGTAAGCGTTGTGGACAGTTCTAAGCATGCTGTTCGCGTTATTTTCAAGCAAAGTGGGGAAAGTTCCGGATGGCTTAAAGTTTTGCAGCATATAGGTGGTGCATTGGACATAGTACCCGATGCACAGCATACGCATAACATAACCGATACCTACACGGGCGGCGGCAGTGCAAGCATATTTCCAAACCATAATCATACCGGATCAACAACTGCAAGCTGGATGCCAAGAGTTAATGAGGATGTACTTGTCCTTTATTTGCCGATCTCGAATGGGGACGGTTTTGTGCTGGGAGGAATTTAGATGGCTATTATTGGCTGTTTAGGTGAAATCATCTTCAGCGTATCATCCGAAACAGTAGAAACGCTTGACAATATGCAGTGGTCGGGCAAAGCAAGATATGGTACGCATCAGCGTCATTTGCAAAATGCGCTCACTGAGTTTACTGGCATAGATCCGGACAATATATCTTTTGATATTACGCTTTTCCGGCAATTCGGAGTCGATCCGCAAGCTGAACTGGTGAAGATATGGAAGTATGAACGTGAGGGAACGCCTGTACCGCTGACAATTGGGGAAAAAGGGTATGGAAAGTATCGCTGGAATATTACAGATCACAAAACAAAAGTAAACCATTTCGACATCAATGGAAATGTAACGGTTGCCACCGTATCGCTTAATTTGCAAGAGTATTTAAAGAATGGGTGACAATTATGACATACAAAGTCACTGCCGCAGATATAGGGGCGATTGCACTGAATGAAACGAATACAGTGCAGTCTGTGCTGCAAAATATCGCGATTATTCTGTCTACACGGCAGGGAACTGTACCTTTGTACAGGGAATTCGGTTTGCCGATGCGCTTCCTTGATAAACCGATACCGGTAGCGCGGACTTTGCTCGTAGCAGAAGTCAAGGAAGCCATAGAGGAGTTTGAGCCAAGAGCGGAGTTTATCGGGATAACCTTTTCAGAAGATGCGAGCACGCCCGGTAAGTTGATTCCAACTGTGGAGGTGGAAATCAATGAGTAGGAATACGCAGTACCAATTTGTCAGCACAGATACTGGGGCGCTGGTTTCCTCTCTGGTTGCTGGATATGAGCGGATCACTGGAACAAGTGTGCAGCCAGCCAGCCCTGAGAAGCTATTCATTCAATGGGTGGCCGACATTATCATTCAAGAGCGGATTATCAACAACTACACAGGAAATCAGAATATTCCCAGCAGAGCAGAGGGCGAAAACCTTGATGCATTGGGAGAATTATTCTATGCATCGCAGCGGCCGGCGGCACAGCCCGCTGTCTGTACTGAGCGGTTCTATATCTCCGAAGCGCAGGAAACCGCTATCCTGATTCCTATTGGAACACGAGTAACCGATGCGAGCAATACGCTTGTGTGGGAGACCGTGGAAGATGTCTATGTGTCCATCGGTAGTACTTATGCAGATGTGCAAATCCAATGTCAAACTGCGGGTGTAGTCGGTAATGACTATTCGGCAGGCCAGATCAATACCATCATCGATCTGTTCAATTACTATGATCACTGTGAAAATACGACCGCCAGTGACGATGGAGCTGATGCCGCGACCGACGATGAATATTATGGGCTGATGCGAGCAAGTCAGGATGCGTACTCGACCGCAGGGCCGAAAGGCGGTTATATCTATATTGCAAAACAGGTATCTACTGAGATTGCAGATGTGGTTGCTAATCGTCCCAGCGCCGGAAAGGTGGACCTGTATGTTCTGATGGACGACGGAAGCATCGCTCAGACAGAAACTAAGAATGCGGTTCTTGCTGCGTGCAGTGCAGATACGGTGCGTCCGCTGACAGATGATGTGGCAGTCAAAGACCCTCAGGCAGTGGAGTACAACATTTCTTTTACATATTTTATTCCAAGTGATGCTGCTGTCGGTTCGGCTGAAATTGAAGCTGCTGTGAACGCGGCCGTGGATCAGTTTGTGTCTTGGCAATGCGCTAAGCTGGGCAGAGACATCAATCCATCCTATTTGATCGGTTTGTTAATGCAAACGGGTATTAAACGGGTAGTTTTGACTTCTCCTGCTTTTACTGTACTCAACGACGGCAGTGATAACACTGCACCGCAAGTAGCCATGATTGGTGATATTACGGCAACAAACGGAGGGCATGAGGATGAATAGTGTATATGGATTAACGGCCGAAAACCTACTCAGAACCCTTCCGGAAGTTTTTCGTAATGATAAAAAAATGGTGGCCCTGGCTTCGTCGATTGCTGATGTATTGGCAGCGAGACCAGAAGAAATACGACAATTGATGATCTATTCTCGTATTGACGATCTATCTGAGGAACTGCTGGATATGCTGGCCTACGACTTCAAGGTAGACTGGTGGGATGGGGATTACACGCTGGAGGAGAAGCGAAAAACACTAAAGGACAGCTGGCGTGTCCATCGCATGCTTGGCACCAAAGCTGCTGTTGAAACTGCGATATCAGCAATTTATCCGGAAACACAGGTAAGAGAGTGGTTTGAATACGGCGGCGAACCATATCATTTCCGATTGTTGATTGACTCGACTTTTGAGGGAATCGACCCGAACAAGCATCAACGTGTGCTCGATCGTGTTGAGTATTACAAAAACCTGCGATCGGTTCTGGATGAGATAGAGTATTATGATGCTGGTGGAACGGCTGTTCAGTATGTTGGAGCATCCTACCTCGGCTGTGAGATAATCGACAGTTCTGTGGCTGTGCAGTATTAAATCGGAGGTGAAACAATAATGGCAAATTGGACTGGCGTTATCACAAACGCTGGCAACAATGTTCTATTGGAATGGATAAACGAAAAAACGCTTCATTTCGATAGTGCAGCAGCCGGACAGGGGACTGTAGAAACGGTTGGGATGCTTGCACAGACGGCACTTGTTAATCAAAAACAAGTTGCCAGTATCATTGGTGCTGAACGTGTCAGTAAGGGTATTCGCTTGAAAATCCGCATCACGGCACCTCAGGCAGCTTACACGCTGAATCAATACGGCGTATGGGCAAGTATTACCGGTGGCTCAACCACCATGATCGCCTTATTTCAACATGAGAAGGGCATTCCTATTCCGAGTGCAGCAGAGTCTCCGGATTTTGTATATACCTTTTATGCGCTGATTAGTACCTCCAATACAGGTAAATGGACAGTGAATATTGATACTTCTGCGTCTGTCACATTGGAGGAAATGAATGCAGCCATTGCAACCGCAGTTGCAACTAAAGAGGGATTGATAAAAGACGCATCGCAAAAGGCTTCCCTTGCAGATGCGGATTGCATAGCGGTGGTGGATAGCGCAGATGGAGGCAAAACAAAGCGTGTGTTGTGGAGTACGGTCAAGGCTGTGCTGGCAAAACTATTTGTTCCCCAAACCCGCAAGATCAACAACAAGCCGCTCAGTGCGGACGTGACGCTGACCGGGGAGGATATCAAGGTCACTGGAAGCGACGAGACGACGATCCACACCCGGCTATCCGAGATCACCAATCCTAATTTGCTGGATAACTGGTATTTTGGCAATCCGGTTAATCAGCGTGCGGCGTCAGAGTATAGTGGCTCTTGGTCATATTGCATCGACAGGTGGGTTGCTGAGGGGATTATTACGGTTGGCAAAGAGGGCGTGAGCGCATCGTCCAGAGATGCAAGTAATCCGGCATATTTTTTGCAACGGTTTGAGCATTTTCCGGATGGGCGGCAGGTTACGTTTTCGCTATTAACTG